GATAGTCCCAGACGGGCTACCAGACGCGTCAGGAGCCCCTACAGCGACCGTAAAGCCAAAGACCGTACAAAGCACTAGCCCTATGATTTTTTCTGCAACGTGATACGCCTCGAGTTCCCTGTAAAAGTGATCGGGTCAGGCCCAGCAGGTTTGCCGGTACTGCGTCAGATTTTAAGCATCGTGGCAAGCGTGCTTGGCTCACCGATCATTGTTATGGCTGGCCGTCCATCAAGCCTTGAGATTGGTGGCGCGCTTTACCCGTGCTACGACCTTGATTGCGCTATCCAAGCCCAGAGTTCATAATCCACTACAAGCGAACATAAATAATCTAATATCAGAACAGAACTAAGGAGCAACACACATGGCTAGCGCAACATACCTCTCGAACCCAGTACTCACGATTAACAGCGTTGATTTGACCGACATGTGCACCGCAGCGACATTGACCTACCTGGTTGAAGCGCTTGAAGACACCGCGTTTGGCACCAACTCGCGCAGTTACACCGCAGGCCTCGCCAACAACGAAGTGACCTTGACGATGTACGCATCGTTTGCAGCAACCGAAACTTACGCAACATTGCAACCACTTGTTGGCACCAAAACCAACATCACCTTGACCCCAGCGTCAGGTGCAGAGTCAGCAACTAACCCGAAGTTTATTTTGACTGGTTGCTACCTTGAATCATTGCCAGTTATTAACGCATCCCTTGGCGAGTTGTCAACCTATGACCTGACGTTTATGGGTGGCGCGTTGACGATTGACACCACCGTATAAATAACGGCTCCAAGCCGACATAGGAGAAACATGAAAATCAAGTTGCAGTTAAAGCGCACGCCCGACAGCGCACCCGAGTATTACTACACAAACCTGTTTGTAGTTACTGAATGGGAACGGCTTGAGCGTCGCAACATTCAGCAACTATCAACGCAACCGCTGTACAGCGATTACTGCTGTTGGATGCACACGATCTTGAAACTTAAAGGCGAACAGATTGGTGACAGTTGGCGTGAATGGATTAGTAAGAACCCAGAGCTGGAGATTATGCCGGTATTGGATGAGACTGATCCAAACCCTACGGACGCGGCACCTACCGTCGCCAACTAGCAGAGATTTTGGTCGCGGTCGGTTGGTGGCCTAGCGACATTGTGTTTGACGCTCGAGATATAGCAACGGTCATTAAAGTGCTTAACGAGGCAAACAAAAAACGGAGATAACGTGGCGGAAGTATCGGCAAGGGTTGAGGTCGTCGGGCTTAAGGATGCTTTGAAGACCCTCAACAAGATTGACAAATCTTTGCGCCGAGAAATTACCAAGGACTACAAGAAGATCGTCCAGCCTGTTATTGACGACGCAAACAAACTTGTGCCTACTGGCGTCCCGTTGTCTGGTATGGCGCGCAACTGGCAAACCAAATCAGGGTTCCAGATATTGCCGTGGATACCTGGCATGAAACAAAAGATTGCTGCCAAGATCAATACTCGAGCGATCAAGGAATACGGCGGTAACACCACGAATGTGGGCACGTTTGCCATTCAATGGAAAGGCGCAACAGGCACGATGTTTGACACGTCTATGGCTGGCTCGCTTGGCCGTGCGCTAACTGCACGCTATGGCAGTCGTTCACGAGTAATGTGGAAAGCGTACGAGCAACGCCAAAGTGATGTCATGTCCGAGATGGAACAACTGGTCAAGCGCGTCATGGAAGAAGCGAACAGAGAGACCGCGTAATGGCAATCAATATCCCGATCATTTCAGAGTTTGACGGCAAAGGGATTAAGAAGGCTATTGCCCAATTTAAGCAACTAGAAACAACGTCAGAAAAAGCCCAATTTGCAATTAAGAAGGCGGCGGTGCCGGCAGCTGCGGCGCTTGGTGGTTTGGCGTTGGCGCTTGGTGACGCAACCAAGGCCGCTATGGAAGATCAGCAGGAGCAGGCGGCGTTAGCGCTTACTTTGCAAAATGTGACTGGCGCGGGAGCCGCGCAGACCGCACAGATTGAAGATCAGATCAGCGCAATGTCTCGAGCGTCTGGCATTGCTGATACCGAATACCGCAAGAGCCTTGAGGCTTTGGTGCGCGGTACAAAACATGTTGACCTTGCCATGAAAGACATGAACCTGGTCATGGACATCAGCACAGCGTTGCAAATGGATTCAAGCACCGTTGCTGACGCGCTTGCTAAGGCATACCAAGGCAACTTTAAGGCGCTCCGATCATTGACACCAGAAATGGCAACAATGATTAAAGAAGGCGCAAGCCTGAACGACGTTATGGACGTGCTTGGCGGTACGTTCGGCGGAGCAACCGCAACCGCAGCAGACACCGCTGCAGGCAAAATGAAAATCTTGTCTAACTCCATTGGCGAAACAAAAGAATCAATCGGCGCGGCGCTGTTGCCAGTAGTTGAAGCCGTCCTGCCTGTGCTCAACGAGTTTGCATGTGGGCACAAGACAACCCGCAGGCGTTTGTGGCTATTGCTGGCGCTATCGGTTTAGTCGCAGCTGCAATCGTGGCAACAAACATCGCTATGGCGCTCAACCCGTTTGCCCTAATCGCTGCAGGCGTAGCGCTACTGGTCGCCGCGCTTGTTGTTGCTTACAACAAGTTTGAGTGGTTTCGCACAGGCGTCAATGCAATCATTAACGGCATACTTGGCGCATTCGAGTCCGTTGTCAACGGTGCGATCATGATGGTCAACGGCATCATTCGCGCTTATAACGCCATCCCTATTGCGCCAGATATCAAAACCATCCAGCACGTCAATTTGCCGTCACTTGGTGGCACAGCAACACAAGTCGCTGGTCGTATGAACCTGCCACGCATGGCCGAAGGTGGAATCGTGTCAAGTCCCACGCTTGCCCTGATTGGCGAGGCAGGCCCAGAAGCCGTCGTGCCATTAGACCGCATGCAAACTGGTGGCGGAATAACAATCAACGTCACAGGCGGACTTGCTACAAGCGCCGAAATTGGTGAGTCGGTCGTTAATGCTTTGCGCGCTTATTCGCGTAGCGCTGGGCCGTTGCAGTTACAGGTGGCGTAATGCCGGGCGTAGCGGTTGTTAATTCAGGCAACTATGACCTGCAGATCGCTACAGGATTCATTCAAGATGGGTTCACTCTTAACGATCCAGTCAAAGGGTTACTAAATAACACACAGTTTGTGTTGGACGGTACAACAGAGTTTGCAAGCGTTCTTGACTCGGTAACAACCGTGACCGCTCGACGCGGACGCCGCGACATTGGCGACACGTTCAGCGCTGGAACAATGACATTCACCATTCAAGACGTGGACGGCATCTTCAACCCGTTTGACGAAAACAGCCCGTACTACGACACCGCTGAATCTAAGCCTGGGCTTGCCCCAATGCGCGAAGTCAAATTGATTCGATACAGCTCTACAGATGCGCCTGAATTGCTGTTTTCGGGCTATGTCGTCAACTATGACTACAACTTTGCGCTCGGCGGTTTGGACACGGTTACCGTGTATTGCGCTGACCAGTTTTACTTGCTCGCGCAAACCTACCTAGACGCCTACAACCCCAGCGCGCAACTATCAGGCGCTCGAATCAACAGCATCCTTGATCTACCAGAAGTGGACTTCCCAGCGTTATCGCGTGACATTGCTACAGGCACCGTAGAACTAGGCCATGACTCGGCATACAACATTGCAGCAGGAACAAACGTGCTGCAATACATTGCCCAAATCAACGACACCGCCGAGTTTGGGCGCTTGTTCATGTCGCGTGACGGTGTGCTGACATTCCAAAACCGCATTGGCAACACGCTTTCGGCATCAATCGCTGACTTCCATGACGACGGCACAAACTACAAATACCGTGGCGTAGGCATCTCGTTTGAAGCGGATTCCGTTGTCAACCGCGCAGTCGTAACAGGTTTAGACGGCACCACAGCAACAGCAACCGACGCAGGCTCTATTGCTCAATACTTCATTCAAACTGACAGCATCACCAACAGCCTGCTACATGAGCAAACAGACATAGACGAAGCAGCCGCCTACCTGCTGAACCCGCAACCAGAAGCCCGCTACACGTCAGTAGAAACCGCATTCCTGATGCTGACCACAGCCCAAAAAGACACCCTGGCAACCGTGGACATTGGCGACACAATCACCATAGAAAAGACATTCCCTAGCGGTATTGGCACAACCCAATTGGCGCAAGAGCTCTCGGTTGAGGGCATCGAGCATTATCTGGACTTTGCCACAGGCCACCGTGTCCTGTACTCAACCGCACCGACCACAATCGTGTTCCAGTTGATTCTTAATGACCCGATCTATGGCGTACTTGACGCAGAAAATGTTTTAGGATAGGAGCACTATGACCACGCCTTACCCGTTCGTATCTGGGTCTGTGTTGACCGCACAGCAACTTAACGACATCCAAAACCTGCCGATTTCGGACAAAACCACGTCCTATGTTTTAGACGTCAATGACGCTTACAAGCGCACAATGATGAACGCTGCAGGCGCAACAACTATCACGGTCAACAACAGCATCTTTACGGTCGGCGATGTTATTCAGGTCGCCAACAAAGGCGCAGGCACTTGCACGATTACAGCTGGCGCTGGCGTCACAATTAGCACATCAGGTTCACTTGCTTTGGCGCAAAATGGGGGCGGCTACCTGCTTTGTTTGTCGGCGTCAACATTCCTTTTTTTTAACCTAGGCGGTATCGGTTACGGCACCGCCACAGGTGGAACGTCGTCAAGCATTACCGTCGGCGGTGTTGCCTACACGTTGTTAAGTTTCACAACAGACGGCAGTCTTGTTGTTTCTCGAAGCGGTTTATTTGATCTTGTCGTTCTAGGCGCTGGTGCAGGTGGTGGAAACACGGCTACAAGTTCCGGCGGCGGTGGCGCTGGTGGTTATATCCAAGAAACTTTGTTGCTTGATGCTGGAACATACGCAGTAACAATTGGCGTTGGTGGTGTTGGAACAAATCAACGCTCACCAAGAAACGGTGGCGGAACAACGATTGCATCTGTAATTTCAGCAGCAGGAGGTGGCACAGGTGGTTGGGAAGTTTCAGGGCTAACAAACATTGGTGGTCTTGACGGCGCATCTGGTGGTGGTGCCGCAAACGGTTATACCGCTGGAAGCGCAACAGGTGGCGGTGCAGGTTTCGCTGGTGGTGCTGCCGGTGGCGTTAACGCAGGTGGCGGTGGCGGCGGAGTTGGTGCAGTCGGTAGTGCAGGTTCAGGTACCACAGGTGGCGCTGGCGGTGCAGGCATTGACATTTCAGCATTTAAAGGCGAAGCTGCAAACACAACACGCATTGGTGGCGGCGGCGGTGGTGCTGGTACAACTGGTGGCTCTGCGTCAGACGGTGGCGGAGCAGGCCGATCAGGAGCTGGAACAGGAACTGCAGGCGGAGCAAATCGAGGCGGTGGCGGCGGTGGTGGAACAACTGCTGGCGGTGCTGGCGGTTCAGGCCTAGTTCTAGTGAGGTTTAAAGTATGAGCATTCCACAATATTTTGCACAATTAGACGACAACAACATTGTTCTTGCAGTACATGCGGTTACGCGAGAATTCCTTGACGAAAACCCAGACCGTTACCCAGGCACATGGGTTGAAACATTTGTTGACGTACCAACAAAAACCTACGCAGGCATTGGCTATGTTTACAATGCAAAAACCAAAAACTTTGCACCACCATACGAGCCGCCATTAGAGCAATGAAATGGATGTTGAAATCGTGGTGGCTCTTGTCGGTGGTGGTTTCGCTGTGGTGGTGGCGCTCATTAGCAAAATCGGCAGCGACAACAAAAAAGACCACGGCAAAGTCCACCAAGTCCTTGGTCGAATAGAACAGAAAATTGATAACCATGTTGAAAATCACAAGTAAAGACAAAGCAATGTTTGCCAGTTATGCGCGCTCTGTTGTTGGCGCATTGATTGCCGTTTACTCGACAGGCACGACAGACCCGCGTGACTATGGCAAAGGCGCAATCGCAGCAATTATCCCACCATTGCTCCGCTGGGTAAATCCAAAAGACGCAGGTTTTGGGCGTGGCGACAGCCAAAGCTAATCCCAACGCACGGCCATACACAGGCAACAGCGACGGAGCATCAGCAGGCCCACGTGCCGGCATGAACGAATGGATTAAGCAAGCAATCGCTGCATCAAATGGCGCGCTTTGGAATAACGGGTCTTGGGGTGTGCGCGACATGCGCGGTAGTGCTGGAACTTTGAGTGTTCATGCTACGGGTAGAGCGTGGGACGCCAGCTACCGAAAATCAGAAAGACACGCAAACGCCAGCCGTAAAGGCGCGGTGTCGTTTATTGACGTTGTCGTTGCTAACGCAAACACGCTTGGCGTCGAGTGCATTCTTGACTATTTCCCTGCACCGTACGGGCGCGCATGGCGCTGTGATCGTCAGGCTTGGAAGAAATACAGCAAACCAACAATTCACGGCGCACCAGGTGGCGACTGGTTCCACATTGAGATCACACCACAAGCTGCCGACTCGGTGATCTTCGTAAAAGCCGCATTTCTAAAGGTGTTTGGGGAAATCCCACCTAAGGCTTGATCTATGTTCTAGGGTCGGAGTACCGACAAAAGGACAGGCAATGACTGAACCGCAGATCGTTGATTACAGCGTCTATACAGGAGTGATGGACAACGGCCAAGAAATCTTGGTGCAGATATTTACCAGCCCCGAGTCGGGCAAGTTCCTACTGGGACAAATCGCATTCAGAACGGCAACCTCAACTTGGGGTCAGCCCATACCTTTGGAGAAACGATGAACTATTTTGCAGAGAAAATCATAGGGCTAGTGCTTTGTACGGTCTTTGGCTTTACGGTCGCTGTGGGCGCTCCTGACGCGTCTGGTAGCCCGTCTGACACCATCGCCCTAGCGCCCTATCTGATAGAGGCAAGCACCACCACGTCCAGCACATCGTCAACGATCTTCATTGACCCGTACAGCTCGGCGTGTGAGCAGTTCAGCGCGCTAGCGGTCAACCTTGGCTGGCCTGCCGATCAGCGCACCGTGCTCGAGTCCGTGATGTTTCGTGAGTCGCGCTGCATACCAGACGCCTATAACGGCAAAGACCCGAACGGTGGTTCCCGTGGCCTAATGCAGATCAACGGATTCTGGACACCCTGGCTTATAGAGCGCGGTCTAATTACAAGCAAAGAAAACTTGTTACAGGCAGATGTTAATTTGCGCGCAGCGTTAGAAATCTACAACTACGGCGTTGACCGTTACGGCTACGGCTGGGGGCCATGGAGTGCAACAAAATGAGTGAAGGATGCGCGTGGAACCAAGGCGAACTAACCGAAGAAACTCGCAAAATGGTATTGGAGCAAGCAATGAACAAAAACCACACAATGGCAATCTTCGGACTTATTGACCAGATCGCAGACACACAACAAAACCCACACGCCAGCATTATCAGGCGTTTACAAACCATGAAAAACCAGTTGTCACTCAATGAACCGATGCCGCTTTACGATGTGACTACACTCGACTTAGCAATCAAAGCACTACAAGCACATTCCTAACCGACAAGGACATTCCGACAATGAAAACCTGCACAGTTTGCAAAGGCTCAATCGCCTACCCAGAGATACAAGGCAAAACACACTTCGTATGTGACGGCCGTGTGCCGGCAAGAAAACAAGCGCCATTCATCCAAGGGATGTTGGCGTCACAGTCATCTGCTGATGCGCGCTGGACACGCATAGAACAAAACCAAGTTGATGCGGCGATCGCACATGTGGCAAAAACCAAAGGCATCTTTACCGCTGACGATGTATGGCAACACTTAGGCGATCAGTTCCCTGTCACGAAAGGGCTGGCTGGACGGCTTAACGCAGCATCACGCCGTGGCATTATCCGCAATACAGGCGAACTGGCATATGCGAACCGCGGTGGCGCACATGACCATGCACAGCGCCTAAGCGTGTGGGCAGGCATCTGATGGGCTTTGATCTCAGCAACTACGAGACAGTTGAGCAACG